GGTTCCCATACGTTTATTTTGCGTATTTTTATTTAGTGTGGTTTAGTATAGGAACCGACGTTTCTATATATGCCTCTTTAGCACAGAGGTAGTGCACTGGTCTTGTAAACCAGAGGTCGCGAGTTCGAGTCTCGCAGGAGGCTAATTCTTACTACAATGAATGTCATTATATAATCACATTCATTGTATTTATTGTTTGATACACCTATGATATTCATCAAACAGGTTATCACAACGAATACGGTCTGTCTTATCACAATGAAAATAGTCATTCAATAAATCCAAACAATGATTGTGTGGATGTTGTGTATCTGCTTTTGTAATCACATTGACGTCCGTATTTGGTTTATTATTCATAATACCAGACACAGTATGATGCGCCACCGACGACCCTAAACCAAAACTAAATCCCTGAAAAACATTTGAAAAAAACCCAGACGATGAACCAGCAGACGCGGCTGCCGGAACTGGAACGGGTTGTGGAGGTGATGGGGGCGGGATTTTTATGTCGCTCGGTTTCGGCGGAGGCGGATAAGCGCGAGGACGCATAGGAACATGTTTATTGGTATGATAAGGTCCGTTTCTTGTCATAATATCGCATAAAATAAAACAGGAAAAATATCTCTAAATCAAAATATCATGTTATTTGTTTTTGTTTTTTTTAAAACTCGGGTTCGTGTTTCCTAAATAAACAACCCTGTTTCTGTAAGTTCGGAATAGGAATAATAATTTCCGGGTCTTGAACACTACAATCCGCAATCCAAATTTTAACAATACAAAAGTTCTTTTTGGGTGAAATGGTTATACCATTCAACAACGAATTATATTTCGGGTGAGTACACAATGTTTCCCCACATAAAGCATAAAACAACGACTTCCAGACGTCCACCACGTGCTTATTTATTACTTTAAACGAAAAACAACCACCGTTCCGATTTTTCGGGTCTTCCCACATCGGGGTAATACCCTTGCGCATTACAAATAACATACAAAACTTGATAATGTTCATAGGCAAATTTTCCACCAAAGCAACCAATTGTTCCGCGGAGGCAACATCTCCCATAATCAATTTGTAGCTGGAAAGGTCCCAGTTCTTATCCTGTGGTAAATGGTAAAACAAATTCCATTTACCAAGCAATGCGCGTTCGGAACGGGAAGCGGGGGGGACGGCAGAAGGATTACTATCCATTTCGGACAAAGTATTCCGTATACCATATATATCCTATTTTCTTTATGTGATTTTACAAGTATATCAGAAACGAACAAACGAACAATGAACACTATTCTCCCCACACTACTGTATTCTTATAGACATGACATTCCATAAGAATAGATATTATAAATCGCGAATATGATACTCGTTTTCTCCCAATACTAAATACTGATTATAGTGAAGCGACACGCGACGCACATTATGGTCCAATATAGACAATACGTATCGTTCGTCAAACGCGTATTTCTGATAGATGGGCAATTGACGAAGGTATTGTAATACATGAGTTGCGGACAACAAATGGTTATCTACATAATATATCGTCTCCGGCAACACAACAGGTATAGGTCGTTTCATTTCTGGATGAACATAATATATTGCCAAAAATCGAACACGAGAACGCACAGAAGACAGACTGAATTGTTCCTGTGTTGGAAGTTCCTCCGGCAAATACAAACGACTAGTATACACTCCGTTTATTTTAGAAACCACAAACATGTTTGTATTTGTTTCCGCGTGTTGAACAGCGTTTTCTATTTGAGCAGATACAACATCGTACACCAATTCAGCAGAAGGCGACGACGAGATGGGAACGGTATTTTCCCGAAAATATTCCGAATATTCCCGATTCATAAAAACGCACATTAATGTTTGAAAACAATCACCTCCCCCTAAATACACATCCAGCACGTTTTCGCCAAAATAGGGTTGTTTAAACACAAAAGAAATAGCTCGTTCATAATATGTGTATGGCCGAGAGGATACAGTTCCGAATAAAATATACGAAACCCGCGTCCATTGTTCTTCCGACGGTTCGGGGTACCAAATGAATAGTTTGTCGTGTATTTGTTTAGCGATGCGTATACAGTATACATACCCCTCTCCCAATTTATAGAATACCATTTGTGTTCTCGGATATTTAGCTAAATGTTTTTGTGCGGAATGGGAGAAATACGTCCATTGACGATTTGCCCAAAAAACGGTTTCCAACACAATGGGCTCCAACACTGGAACGACGGCGGTTTTTGCCATTTCCATATGAGACGCAAGAACCCCCAAATAATGTCGAATATCGTGAATACACAAAAACACCATCGTGCTCATACACTCTATGAATGTTCTCACAATAACAACAACTACATCCGAATAAATATCGTATAAGAGGGAGACGGTCATTCAAATGATTGCCGGTGGTTTTGTATATCTTTTCTTTCTTTTTTATATTCTTTATTCTCCCGAAGGATGTGTGTTTTGTATTGTATACTACTACAAACACGACAATAACAAAACTACGCAAATATATCCTATAGAATATAGTAAAATGGTTGCTGCCTCCGTTGCCGCTGCCAATGAATTGCCCATAAACGCATTATCCGTTAAAACACAAAGCGCATTATTTCTGTTTCACCGAGATTTGCGTTTGGTAGATAATATAGGTCTATATTCCGCACTAGAAACGTTCAAAAAAGTATATACTGTATTCATTTTCACGCCCGAACAAGTATCCTCCCAAAACAAATACAAATCCAATAACTGCGTCCAGTTTATGATCGAAGCGTTGGAAGATTTAGCGTCGCAATTACGACGATTTGGGGGAGAATTAATTGTGTTATACGGAAACACCACCAATATGGTAAAATATTTGATTGACGAATTGTCCGTTCAAGCCGTGTTCTTTAATAAAGATTATTCTCCCTATGCCGTTCGCAGAGACAATGACGTGTTTGATATGTGTATGAAGAAGGGCGTGTATTGTGTGGAATATCACGATTATTCTTTGTTTGAAATAGGAACGGTTCGCAACGTTTCGGGAGAATACTACAAAAAATTCACACCATTTTACGAAGCCGTCGTCCGTCGCAAAGTAGATGCGCCTATTACGTTGGCGCGAACAAAACCGAAATTCATTCGTTTGGCAAAAACCACCAAACGTTTATTACATCGGTTCACGCTACATAACGCCATGAAACAATTCGTGGGCGAACGCAATCCCCAACTTTTAGTTCATGGAGGGAGAAAACAAGCGATTGACCGTTTAAAAACGGCGGTTTCAGAACAGCGATATTATGACGATAAACGCGACCAATTTACTTATGAAACCACATTTCTTTCTGCTTACATCAAATTCGGCTGTGTTTCCATCCGAGAAGTGTATCATACTTTGTCAAAAAAGTACGGTTCGCATTCTGGTATTATTCGCGAACTCATTTGGCGCGAATTTTTCGCGCACGTCCTGTACGGTTTCCCCGAAGTAATGGAAGGTTCATACCAACCCGCATTTAAACACATCAATTGGCATACCAGTACCGTCAAATTTTATAAATGGATGAATGCCAAAACAGGGTTTCCCCTGATTGATGCGTGTATGCGCCAAATGAACCAAACGGGGTACATGCATAACCGCGGACGGATGTTGGTGGCCAGTTTCCTGTGTAAAACATTGTTGTTGGATTGGCGATTGGGGGAACAATATTTCGCGCAAACTCTGACAGACTATGACCCCGCGTCCAATAATGGAAATTGGCAGGGAATTAGTGGGACGGGGGTGGATATGAAACCCTATTTTAGAGATATGAACCCGTGGATACAATCACAGAAATTCGATGCCAATGCGGAGTATATCAAAAGATGGGTTCCAGAATTAAATTGCGTTTCTCCCGAACATATTCATCATTGGGATAGTTTTCACAAAGATGCCTCGAACAAAAAGGTCAAGTACCCCGCTCCGATTGTGGATTACTATGAACAAAAAGAGAAAATGTTGGAAATGTATAGCGACACATAATATATAGACATCATACAACACGAAAACAACACAAATAAAATTCCATAGGTATTGCCAATAATGTTGTATAAACATAATACAAATGAACCCTAAATCCAATCCAATACGTAAATCTGTATCTTATGGAAGTATTCCACTTCAAACATTATCTCCTATAGTATCTTACCCACCGAATGTGGATGGAACGGAACCGTCTCTAGAAAATAAATGCGACATACCCTCTTCATCCTCCTCGAATGTCATCGTCTTTTCCACCATTCTCCCTTTTCCCAACGAAACAAAGGGAGAATATACTCAAACACAAGAAATCAGCACATCGGATTTGTGTGCGATTTCGATTTACTCTTCCAATGAAAAACAAAAACAGTCCGTTTCCTCATCCAATGGGAACACAACACGCACATGTACTGACGGGTACCAATGGACATACATTGTGTGTTGTATTCCCGTCCGGATGTTTCGCTGTGTGCGCCGATACAAAATCGAATTAATCAATTACTTAATGTCGATATTTCTTCATGTAGTGCTGATGATCATTTTCGAAATCTACTTTTATTTCAACTACGTTATTGTCATCGAAAAAGAAATATTCACCCAAAAAATCAATGCGTACTTCAACGACCTCGTCCAATACAATCACAACAAATACAGTCCACTATTACTGAACCTATTGTTAGACGATACAGATATACACGCCCTCGACCAACAATTGTATACACGGTATATTGCTGCCACGCAACAACAACAAGCATTGCTCGCGCAATTGTTTTATCAGTCGTGTCGTATTGCCGCCACCTTTGCGATTGTGTTTCTCTCCCTTTTTGTGTTAGGAATTTTACATTTCCGACAAATCAAATGGAAATGGATTGTTTTGGAAAACATTATTATGTTGGGATTGTTGGGATGTTTTGAATACATCTTCTTTACCACCATTATTCTGAAATACAATCCCATTTCGGACGCAGAAGTCCAGTATTTAATTGTTCATCGTATGGCGGAATACTTGGGGTCTAATGCGACACACCGTAATGTCTCCTTCCCTACCCCCATGCCTGTTCCAATTCCCATTTCCTATGCGACCTATCCACCCTCCCTCTCCCTTATGCTGGAATAAAAACATGTTTATTCATATGGAATACAAGTCTATATGAATATGTGTTCATGTGTTCATGTGTGTCTGTGTCTATCTAAATATCGAGCGAAATGGTATTCTTGTTGGACGTATTTCGGCGACGTCCGCTAGTTCGTTTCGGCATATTATTGTTTTGCATATCCTTTAGCGAAGAAATACTAATCAACGAATCGGGAACATCCTCCACCAATACACTTTCCACAGGCGTATTAGCACGCTGTTCGTGAATATTTACCGTCTTCGTCTTCAACCCCGATAATATACTGTCGATATCCGACTGGGGTCCACGCATTTCCGGCCGCATGGGTGTAGTGGCGGGCGCCTGTGCCTGCGCGGGTGGCGCCTTGGCCGGCATTGGGGGAGGAGTGGGACGATAACTGCGTTCGGGCGCAGCATTGGCATCCGCATATCCACCGCCTACTTCCATACCCTTCTCACGGAACATCGCACCCCGTCCCATCGCAATATCGGGCCGGTTGGAAGGAGCCCCCGGTGGTTCGGTGTATTGCATCTGTCGCATGGGTGGCGACATATTTTTGGTTTCTATCGGTTTAGGAGGAGGACCAAAAGAAGTATTCACTTGGTCCGGCTTGTTCAACATGTTGCTGGCAAACGCAAACCCGGGATTGTTATTGTTCATGCTCTTTACAGTCGCATCGGTAAACATTTTCATCAATTCGGGAGATTGTTTAATGACATCGTTGAACCCAGGCGCGGCGGAAGACAACGCTTTGTTGCTGAAATTCACCACGGCGGCACTGAAACCGATACGCAGCAACAGGGACAATTCGGGAGACAATTTGCCACCCTTGTACTTTTCGTGTAATTCCGAGAAAATCTCTTCATACGAATCAATGTCCTCCGAAATCTGTTCTCCCCATCCATCCAAGTTCAAATCAAATGGGTTAAACGCCGCGTTCATGTATTCGATGGAATTAATCGCAGTCATAAACCACCATCCTTGGAGCTTGATACTGTCTTTCTTTCGTTTATCGTCCAATGCGGTTTCATATTCATCCTCTATTTCTTCGTAATTGGAGTCCATATTGAAATGCGAACTGCCGGAAATCAATCCCTTGTCTCTCCATTCCTCTAATTTCTTGAGCATCAATCGCTTCTTTCTGCGCTTCTCACGCTCGCTGAGTTTCGCAGCGGATGGAGCCTCTTCATACTTGTTGTCTGGAATATCCTGGAGTTTCGTAAACCCATCCCAGGTACGATTGTTTCCCACGCTCTCCGCAGTAGCAGAGCCCAAGCGAGTAGAAGAGGAAGAATGATCATATCCGTCCTCCCCCCTAGATGCGTCTTTGGAACCACTGCTACTACCTCCTCCTAAACCAAACATGTTTCCTAAACCACTCAGTGTTTTAGAAGTACTGTCAAACAATCCGAAACTATTGCCGCTCGCTCCGCTCGCGGCGGCTGAACTATGGGGAACACTGCTGCGAGAAGACAAATCATTCAAATCGTTTTCTAATTTGTCTAAATCTTCCATACTCACACTGGTTTGTCCCACATTGCGGCGCTTATCATTCATCAAGAGTTCAATTCCCGAGCCCAACATACTGGTGGAAGGCTTTTCATCTATTTGAATAGAAATGGGTTCTAAATCGCTTAATCCTATATCAATGACTTCCATGGTAGCGAACTTTATGATAAATAGACATTATTTATTTTTAAGTTTTCCGCACAAGTAATTATATTGTTTTTGCGGAGATACCAAATTCCTTGTAAAAAGCAATCTGCTAAATCATCTTTTTTAGAAAGAAACCCTTCTAAATTCGTGTGTGTAGGGAGAACAGAAGAATATTCTCCCACAGATGCGTCTGAATGTTTCCCCGCCGCCTTCTTTTTGTCTTTTTTGGTTTGTTGAAACAAGGGTTTCCATTTTCCTAAAGTTTCGTTGTTTTCTAAAAACCCCGAACAAATAGAAACACTATCCTTTTTGTGTTGTTTGTAATTCGGATTAGGATTGACAGAAGCCCCCGCCCCTGTTCCGACTTTCTTTTTCGGAACTTCCGAACTGGGTTCGGAACTCCCGAAACCTTTGAGTTTGTTAGAAGACGAAATATATTCAATGACCATCCGCTCGCTGTTGGGTTTGGAAATAAACCATTGGGTCAACATTCCTTGTAGCGTCTTCATTCGCGTGGCAATGGTGGAAATTTGGTTTTCAATGATAACGTGTGTTATTTCTCCTACTTCCACCATTTGGTCCATTTGCGCTTGTAGCGAACGCCCAATCTGTATTAGGTCGACGTCATTCGCACTGTGCTTCACAGCAACAATAGGTTCTAAACATCGTTCGCGATAATACACATCCATTGCGTCCACAATATCCTGTTTCTTCATTCCCGCAATTCGTTCCGGCGCAACCAGCGGATGCGTGGCCATATACAGAGAAACCAGTTCGGGAACTTTGCGTTTTTTCAGGGAAGCCGGGAGATGTTCTTTTTTTGGTATCAGATATTGGGTATTGGATTTAGCGTGTGTTTCGCAAAACCATTGTGTTTCACCCTTCCGATATTTTGCTGTTTTCCCACACAATGGCGGAGATGAAGGAGCGACAGATTTGGGTTCTCCCTTTTTCGGCTTTTTGACCGCCGTTTGTTTGATACAATTACAAGTATGTGTTTCTGTTTCGGCAGTATGGGGAGAAATCAAATTTACCACGTTCCAATCTACAATGTTCATCGGTTGTCCATCTTGTATTTCCAAAATACAGTATGCCAGATTTTTAATGCCTATATCAAAACTAATTAAACGCATATGAATGGTTTGGGGGAATACGGTTTATGTTGTTTTATTTTGTGTATCCAATAATACACAAAATACAATGCCTACACATACACATACACGCTTATCTCCCGCCACTACGAATGCGCAACAATTCTTCTTGTGTTAACACCGGTGCCACACGCTTAGACTGTAATTCTTCACGGCTCAAATACAACTGTTTTAAATCACTGTGGTCATTCCATTGCGACGCGCCAGCCGAGTTTGCGGCTACAGGACGAAATTCATCTACGAAATACCCAATGTCATTCGCCGCCTCCGAAAAGTTGTCGCGGATGATTTTCTCCGCATTGTCCGACAAATACTTGCGGTATTCCCAGTTCGAACGCACGCCACTTTGCTTTAGCAGTTGCTGGTTCTGAACTGCCTCCGGTTGCCAGGCAGCGAACAATGCGCGCGAGTCGGACATCAATGGCGGAAACCCATCATACACATTGTTGGTATGATAGCCGTAATTGGAAGGGGGCAAGTCGGCGGGAGAAGGAAACTGGAGCGCAACGACTTCTCCATCCACACTTCCTGGTTGAAACTGATTTTTATGTAAGAAAGAATACATCATCTGATAAGCGGGTTATTTTCGTATATCCTAAATGTATATAAAATTCATTGGTCTTCTTCGTCATCCAGTGTTTCCAATAACCGTATCAAATCCGCCTTTTTCATTTTGTTGTCGGCCGATAAACCGGATGAAATCGCAATGGTTCGCAATTGGTGGATACTCATTTTGCGATACACTTCTTTCTTTTGTTCTTTGGCGTCTCTGGAAACAACTACCGCTGGCTTTTCCTCCCTGGGTTCTGAAACAGGAATGATTGGTTCGGGCTCGGGCTCGGGCTCAGTCTCTGGCGCGATAACAGACGATACCACAACCTCTTCCGCACCAGTCGTGTCAGAGATAGCTGGTTCTACTATTTCGGTTATATCGCTTAACTCAATAGAAACGATAGGCAAAGAATAGGTTGCGGAAAGGTCGGAGGCCGAGCTGTCTATGGTCGGCGCGCTATTGCGCGCCTCCGGTTCGCCAACCACATCCGCATCCACAACCTCCAACTCCACATCCAACTCCACATCCACATCCACATCTACTGGGTGGTCTGTTTCAGACAATACAGTGGGTTCTAAATCTGTTGAGGGAGACAACACAGTATGAATATTTTCTAAGTGTTCCACTGTCTCTATTTCTTCCGAAACAATATTTGACAAGTCGGGAACATGTTCGTCTTCGTTTTCGCTACACACTGTATCGTCTTCTTCACTCGTACTAGACACCGTATCGTCTTCCCCTAAATCTGACGCGTCTTCTTCTTTCTCGGAACCGTATTCGGAATTTTCTTCGACGTCTGAACCGCTTTCTTCCGAATAACCGTCGTCTTCGTCTTCGTCCTCCGTGTCATCGTCGACATCCGATACTATTATTTTTCCAGAAACGGGAGAAACATGGGGGGCGTTCGAAGAGGCTACTGTATTCGGTTTCACTTCGGAAATGTCGTAATATATATGTTCTGCCGGTTCGACCGCATTCGTTTTATTTGGAATAACTGTTTCTGGAAATGGAACCATGGTGGGAGGAACAACCGGAATTTGACTAGACAGTGTCATTGTCGAAGCAGCAAATTGTATGTGTTTCAGCTCTTTTACCACAGTAATTAACACGTCATTAATGGTGTCTATCCGTTTTTCAGAAACAGTAATGCGTTCTTTAAAATGATATACCAACATCAACATCAGCCCAAAAGTAATGGCTAAACTGATGAAAAAAAAGTTCTCTAAAAAGTTGAAAATCGCCATTTGAAATAAACAAACAGTTTATTCTCCTAAAGAAAACGCTTACGGAAAATGTGTATTTCTATAATATACATTATCAGACTATACAAATGGATACTACCACAAATACATTTAAAACTTCTCCCACCCCCGTATCTGACGAAAGTATCTTTAGTGGTAAAAATGCGCTCATCTTTTTTCTGGTCATCCTAGTGCTTATGTCGTTTTTAGGAGTAAACCTTTTGACATTTTCCGGAAACGTGTTCGACGAAATAAAAACGGTTGCGTTTCCATACATTGAAAAAGTATTGGCTATGTTCGGTTATTCCACCGGCATTTTTTTGGACAAAGCCGCCGAAACCTCCACCGACGCCATTAAATTCAGTGCGGACATCGCAAACGGCGCGGTGGGCTCATTAAGCGATTTACTGATTACCGCCAGCAAGCCCAAGCTCCAAACCGACGAGCAAAACGCATTAGATAGCACACTTACACTAAATAAACCACTCTGTAAAAGTCAGCCACAACCCGACGCATCCACTTCCGCTACACAGGCGCCCATTTCCAGTGGAAAACAAAGTTGGTGTTTGGTAGAAGATGACGGAGTTTCGCGCCAATGTTTGCGTGTTTCTGATATGGATAAATGTATGTCTGGCCAAGTATTTCCCTCCCAAAAAATGTGTTTGAACCCCAATATTACTCCGTAAAAACGCATGTAGCCACTTGCCGCCTCCCCCCCATCCGGTTTATGAAGCAGCGACATTAAATCCATTATTTGGTATAATAGATGCCGCGTTCGTAATAACACAGTTGGTTTCGCTTTTTGTTACCGCCGATGTCTTATTTATGATAGCATACAAAGATAAATTGGAAAAATAATTGTTCCCTCCTCCCGTGGTGGTCAAGCGCGCAATCGCCTTTATTTGATATATAAAACCGGCTTGTGTAATTAACCGTATTTGTTGCGATGTAATGCTTCCAATATATAAGACCGCGTTGAACGCACCAGTTCGGTTGGCGATACTAAACGTTAAACTGGATAAGGTGGAAGAAGGAATAGAAACAGTTTGTACTAGATTATTGCTATAATAGATATTCAATATAAGTTGGTATATTGTGGCTGTAATCGGGAGAGGCTTATTAATATTGTTATTTTCAATAACTCCCATTACTTGAATTCCTAAAGGAAACGTAAACGCAAAATTGTAGGTGGGTTGGTCAATGTTTTGATTTACGGTTAATATACAAAGATCGGTTTCCTGATTATGTGGCGATAACAGGTCGGTATTTGTGTCCGTGCGGAATTTAGTATTCTGTGTAATACCAACAGGAAATGGATAAGAACGCACGGGCGCGCCGTAATTATATAACGGAACGTTTTTGTTCAAATACAGCGTAATAGCCGGCCCAGGAACATCCGCACCCGTGCTAAGGGTAGGAATACTTTCATCCGCTGGACAAGTAGCGACAAGTCCAAAACTAATATCCGTTTCCAATACTTGCGATGGAACAGGTATCGCATTAAAATTGCCACGCGCGATAAGCGCAAATTGTTGTTTTTTCGTTAAATTGTTGGTTTGGGAAGGCATACGGGAACTGCGATATTGTAATATTTCCGCTTTTCTTCGCATATTGTAGTCGTATTCCGTAAACTGTTGCGTTCCTGCTGCGGTATATGGATTAAATAACTCTACCCGTGTGGGAGGTGGTTTATTTCGGAGATAGGTGGAACGCTGGTCGCATAATGTGGTTAAGTCGGTCATTATATATCTTATAGTCTGTTCTTATAGAATACAATTCTATAAGAATGCGCATGGTGTTTTTGTTTTGGGTTTTACACATTATACCATAATCGAGACAAGTAATCGTATTGCCCCACATCGCCTGAAGTGTCGTCGTTAATAGAAAGGTTAGGTCCTTGATTTACAATACTGTTGATTTCAAATATAGTCAACGCGTAATCAAAGTACCGGAGGTCCGAAATTTGTCCAGAAAATCCCCCATTGCCCGCGATAAATACATCATCATAGTTTTGTTTTGGAACAAAGTCCATTTGGGCACGGGAATTAATCTGTCCGTTGACATAGGAATCTAATACCTTGTTTTTCAGGCGGAAAGCAACATGAAACCATTTTGCGATGGGTATGTTTGTAATAGTTAATCTTGTACTATTCACTTGCTGGTTCGAAACGGGGGATACCACATCTTGAACAAAAACCAGTTGGTTCGCGGATTGGTCAGCGGCTGTTATGTTTTTGCTCACATACAACCCAGGAGAATTATTTACTTTAATAATTCCTGCGT